CTTGGACTTCTGTTGTAAATGCATTTGGGTCATCTGATAATTGTTCTTTTAAAACGTTTTCGGTGATGTTAACCAACTGTCTTTCTTTTAGAATTATTTTTTTCATAAATTAAATAGCTTTAAATGCTAGCTGCTAGCATATAATAAATATAAGCATTATACTATAAATATTAATATAATTTTATTATTATTATAGCATGAAAAATTTAATTTTGTGTTTAATAATTTTTATTGTTGCTCAGACTCTGGTTTGGTTACAATTAAACGGTCAGTTTGTCTGGGATTCTTTTAGGAGATATGAGTGGATTTTAATTCTTTTTGGTCTACCTATTAGTTGGTTGTTTTTAGAAGCTACTAGACAAGGTGTTGCAGCATTCGATGGTTTGTTGTGGCCCCAAAGATTTCTCGCTTTTGCATGTGGTATTATTATTTTTAGTTTACTTACCTGGATTCTAAAAGGTGAAGGTATTAATACTAAAACTCTTATTTCTCTTTGTTTGGCTAGTTGTCTGGTTTTGATTCAGATTTTCTGGAAATAAACACTTACTATGATAGTATTTATATTATATGAATACCACATTTAAAGATATATTGTCAGAGGATTATAAAGGAAATGTTATAACAAAAGCATTACCCAAAGAACTCGATAATATCCTTTTTACACTCATTCACATACTCGGTGGATTCGATACCTC